TCACGCATACCAGAACGCCAGCCCCACCACGTCGGCGGCGGTCAGCGCGCCGGTGTCGGCGTCGGCGGCGCCGGTGGTCAGCGCGTAGGCGATGCCGGTCGAGAAATACTGGCCGATCGGCAGCAGGTCGAGGTCGAATTCCCTGGACGGCGCCAGGGCCAGCGTCACCACCGGCGCGTCGGTGCCCACCGTCGGCGCCGAGGCCTTGTTGTAGAGCTTGAGATAGCGCGCCGAGGTGGCCGCGTTGTAGCCGCGCGCCTTGTAGAGCCGGCCGGCCGAGGTCTTCACCGTGGCGGCGTTGGTGCTCGCCGCGGCGCTGACGAGCCGCGCGACCGACGCCAGGCCGGCCGAGGTGGCGCGCGGCGACACGGCGACATCGCCGATCAGCTTGTTGCTCGACGACGAGACGGCGTTGAAATCGATCGCCCCGCCGGCGACGGCCGGCGCCACGTCCTGCATCATGGCGACGGGAATGGCGCGGACGTTCACCGGCCCCGATGTCAGCGCCGTCGAGCGGACGCGGACGGCCAGCGCGCCGGGGGCGTAGACCTCGTAGGCGTTGGCGGCCGACTGGTTCGACAGGCTCGTCACCGGCGCGCCGCCGGCCGCCGGCAGGGCGGAGATGGCCACCCAGCTCGCAAGGCTCGGCTCGTAGGAAGCCTCGAAGGCGAGGCCGACGCCGGCAAACGTGCCCCACCAGGCGAACACGGCGCCGTTATAGGCGGCGAGCGCCAGCGTCACCGCGTCGCCCGAAGCGGCGATGGCGCCGCTCACCGCGCCCGACTGCGCCATATCCTCGAACGGCAGCGCCCCGCGCGCGCCCATGTAGGTTTCGGCGATGGACTGTGCCATGTGTGTCTCCTGAACTCGGCTGCGAAAACCAATGGCGACAAGCTAAGCGCGGGCGGTTTTCGCCGTCGCGGCGCGTCATCTGGCTCGAAAGGCCGGATGAGAACGAGAGGGGGGCGGTGTATCGGTAGAGCGCATTTCCTTTCGCCTGGCTGGGAAAGGGCGCCCTATACCGCCTCCTCGCTTCATCCTGCCCGAGGTCCCCGCCTGCGCGGGGATGACAGATTGATGGAAGCGGGCGCGAGCCGCTATGGCCCTGTTTCCTATATATAATTCAACTGTCATCCCCGCGCAGGCGGGGACCTCGGGCAGGTGGGGCGGGTGGTTGATATAGGGCTCGGCAACCCAACGGTTGCGCATCCCCCGCATTTCCCGGAGGATCGCGGCATGAATCCGGGATGGCTCTACATCGTCACCAACAAGCCGCAGGGCGTGCTCTACACGGGCGTCACGTCCGATCTGGAAGGGCGCATCTGGGAGCATCGCAACCATGTTTATCGCGGCTTCACCGACAGCTACAACTGCACGCGGTTGGTTTGGTACGAGGATTACGGCGACATCACCGATGCCATCCAGCGCGAAAAACAGTTGAAGCATTGGAAGCGTGTGTGGAAGATCCGGCTGATCGAAGAGATGAACCCTGAATGGAAGGATCTCTTCGAAACCATCATGTCGTGATGGTGGGGCTAAAAGTGCCCTATAGAAGCGTTGCGCCTCATTCTGCCTGAGGTCCCCGCCTCACGCGGGGATGACAGTTTGATGGAAGCCCACGCGAGCCGCTATGTCATTGTTCCATATATATAATTCAACTGTCATCCCCGCGCAGGCAGGGACCTCGGGAAGGTAGGGCGGACGGAGTGATATAGGGCTCCCTTTTCGTGCTTCCCCTCGTTGCAAGCTGCATCCATGGGCGCCCTATGGAAGCGTTGCGCCTCGTTCTGCCTGAGGTCCCCGCCTGCGCGGGGATGACAGTTATATATATGGAAAACAAATATATAGCTCGCGCCCCTGGCTCTCATGGATTGTCATCCCCGCAGGCGGGGATGACAGCTTGATGGAAGCCGTACGAGCCGCTACGGCGCTGTTCCCTCTATATAATTCTGTCATCCTGCGCGCAGGCGCAGGACCTCGGGCAGGATGAAGCGGGCGGCTCATATAAGGCTCGGGCGGGCCGAAGCCCGCCCGGTCATTCGGTGATGTCGCCCGGCAGCCAATCGGGCGGCGGGCCGCCGAGGGCTTCGAGGAGGCCGTTGCCTTCGGGCGGCTCCGGCGCGCTCGGCGGCTTCGGCTTGCGGCCGCGCTTGCGGGCGATGGGCTCGCCGCCCTCGTCCGGCCCGGCCGGAGAAGCGGTTGCCCCCTCCTCCGGCTCCACCCAGGACGGCCTCGCGCCGTCCCTCATCAGCGCGTCGGGGAGGTCGAACACCTCCCCGGCGTCGCGGATCTTGCCGCCGAAATAGCCCTTGCGGACGGCGGTGACGCGCATCAGATCGCCACCCCGTTCGACTGCACGCCGGCGACGATGCCGGCGGTGATCTTGCCGGTGGTCGGCGCCGTGCCGGTCACCGTGTACTTGAGGCGGCCGTACTGCAGCGTGATGCCGCGCGGCAGGTCGTCGCGGGCGATCTGCATGCCGGCCTTGAGCTGGGCCAGCGTCGCGGTGGCCAGCGGGATCGTCTTGTCGGGCGTGAAGGTGGTGGTGCTGTCGAGCTCCAGGTCGATCTGCAGCGAGGTCAGGTTGTTGAAGTCTTCCACCACCTGCACCAAGAGAGCCACGTCGTCGCCCTTGCCGGCGTCGAAGTTCTTGGTGGCCGGCGAGATCGGGCCGAAGTCGATGACGTTGGTGGAGGCGGCCGTCGCGGTGATCGCCTGGGCGTCCGAGAACAGCGCCTGCGTGTCGAGGATCATATCGAGTTCCTTCGGAAAGCGAGGGAGGGAGCGCCCACCGGGGCGGGCGCTTCGGGATCAGCCGGCGTAGGCGGGCAGCGCCGCTTCCGTGTTCAGCAGCGCGTCGGTTTCCCGGATCGGGATGCCGCGATAGGTCAGCACCTCCTTGCCCTCGATGCTGTCGCGCCGGAGGCCGGGCGCCGTGTAGTTGGCGGTGCCGGCGTTGGTGATCAGCGACCGGTCGGACGACTGGGCGTCGAGAACCTCCAGCACGTCGCGGTTCATGTAGATGGCGATGCGGCTCGACGTGGCGTTGAGCCGGCGCGACTGCAGGCGATAGTAGGCCTCGCGCAACAGCTTCCAGATGTCCACCGAGCCGGCCAGCATGTCGGAAACATCGATGTTGGCGATGCGGGCGTTGTAGCGCCAGTCCTTGACGAACATGCCGACGTGCCAAGAGAACAGCGTCGACTTGACGTAGAACTTGTTGCCGGCGGCGTCGAGCGTCACTTCCTCGCCCTTGTCGGCCACCTGAACGCCGGTGGGGATGCCCTCGGGCGTCAGGAGAGACGTCGCGTGGTCGCCCCAGGTGACGAACCAGATGGAAGTGTTGTCGGCGCCGCGGCCGCCGCCATCCACCACCTGTCCGGCGGCGATGTTCGGCTTGGTGGCGTTGGGGCCGTCGTAATAGGCGTTGTAGCGGGCGGCGAGGCCCTTGAACTTCTCCGGCGTCGTCGCGACGTCGTGATAGAAGATGCCGGTCGCCATCTCCTGGTTCATCGCCTCCAGGAACGGCGCGCTGTCGACCAGCCGCTGCTTGGCGGCGTCTTTCGCCAGCGCCAAGAGGCGCACGTCGATCTCCGAGCGCGCCTCCAGGAAGCCGGTGGTGTCGTCCACCTGCTGCACGGTGGCCTTCGACTGCGGCACGCCCTTGTAGAGGCGGCCCCAGGCGACGGACGGCAGGCCGGTGCGGATCATGTGGCGATGGATGGCCTGCTGGTTGCAGACGGTGACCATCGCGTCGTCGAGCACCGGATTCTGCTGCGACAGGATTTCGAGAACCGTTCCCTCGGCGCTCTGCTTCTGCGCATCGATCAGGTTCGGGTAGTAGGTGCCAACGGTGGCCATGTGTCATTTACCCCTTGGGCTTGTCGCTCGGAAACAGCAGGTGGGCGGCTTCGAGGGGGCGTGCCCCTGCCCCGCCGCTCTCCGGCCGGTCTTCGGCGATCGCGTTGCCGACGCGCGCCATGAACCGGATAACTTCGGGATGGTTTCCGCCGCCACTTTCGGTGAGAAAGGCGCGCAGCCCCGGCGTGCCGAAGCGGGCGAGCGCTCCCTGCGCGGTGGCGACCGAGGCGTCCCAGCGGGCGCCGCCGATCTCGGCATCCTTCCTGGCGCTGTTCACCCAGCCGGTCTGGATGTCGGCCCATTCCTTGGCGCCATTGCCGGCTTCCGCCTGGCGGTGGGCGGCGAGCGCCCCGGCCAAGGCCTGCGCCTGGCCGCGCGTCAGGCCGATGTCCTTCAGGACAGGCGACATCGCCTCGGCCAGCTTGCTGTCCAGCGCCATGCCCTCGGGCAGGCTGAAGTCGTAGCGGCCGTCCTCCGGCACTTCGGCGGCGGGGTCGATGGCGTCCGGCGGCGCCTCGCCGTCCGGCGCTGACTCCACATTCTCAGCCGGGCCGGCGTCGCTCGGAAACATCAGGCTTTCCGGCGCGGTCCCTTCGGAACCCGCACCATCGCCCGAACCGTCACCTTCCGGCGCGAACACCGGAGCCCACCTCATCCATCGCTCAAGCATATTGATCGTCCCCATCTTCCGTCGTGCGGGCCCCGGCCTCGCGGGCCGCCCGCGTCAGTTCCTTTTCCTCGCCGCGTTCCAGCAGCAGGCGCGGGTAGAGCCGCGCGTCGACGAGGTCGAGCTTCTGCAAAATCTCCAGGCCGATCGACTGCCGGCCGAGCCGGTAGCGCTCCGCGGCCTCGCTGCCGGCATCGAAGGCGTTGGCGTAGAGCCCGGCGCGTCCCAGCAGCCAGAACATCACCCGCTTGCCCTCGGCCGTCTCCATCGTGAGGCGGAAGGCATCGATGAGATCGGCCTCCTCCTGCGCCGCGCGTGCCCGCGCCTCGGCATCGCGCGCCTCGCGCGCCTCGAATTCATCGAGCATCAGCCACCTATCCTTTTGATTTCAGGTATTTTCTTCACGCGATCCGGCGTCCGTACTGCGCGGAGCCGCCCTATATCGGCCTTTCGCCCCATTCTGCCCGAGGTCCCCGCCTGCGCGGGGATGACAGGAGATTTATATTTAGGAACAATCGGATAGGTGGCACTCCGTCACTATCAAGCTGTCGGATAGGTGAGCGGCCCGCCACTATCAAGCTGTCATCCCCGCGCAGGCGGGGACCTCAGGCAGAATGGGGCGAGCGGCCGATATAGGTCTCCATCCACTACGAACCGCCGATCCCCAGTTGGGCCATCAGCGCCTGCGCCGCGGACGGATCGACGTTGGCATCCTTGCCGGCCTTCACCGCGTCGGCCCCGGCGGAAATGGCCGGCGCCACCGTCCTGGCCATCTCAGCCATCTTCGCCTGCTGTTCGGCCTGCGCCCGTGCCTCGCGCGCCGCCTGCACCTTGTCGTCGGGCACCACGATGGCGGCCGGCGCGCCGATCATGTCGGCGTAGACGTCGATCGACTGGTCGGCGTCGAGCTTGTCGAGGATGTCGGGCTTCATCGCCGCCCACTGGCCGGCGAACGACACCAGCCGCTCGACGGCGCCGGTCGCCACCGCCTTCTGCGCCTGCGCCAGCGTCGAGATATACTCCACCGACAGCCGCTCGTTCTGGATCTCGCGCGGCGGCGGCGGGAACAGGTTGCGCTTCAAACCGATCTCGAACGCCCGGTCGACGCAGGGTTCCAGCTGGTTGTTGTAGATGTTCTCCAAGACCGGCCCGAGCGCCAGGAGCTTCTCCTCCTTGCGCTCGGCGATCTCCATCTGGTTGCGCGGCTGGATGCCCTCCATGTTGGAAAGCATCAGGAACAGGTCGGCGTAGAAGCCGGCGTTGATCCGCTCGCGCGTCTCGCGGATGTCCTGCGTCAGCGGCGCGATCTGGGGCGTCGCCTCCATTACCGGACGCAATCCCTTGCCGGTCGGATCGTCGACGAAGGTGATGGCGCCGGGCAGCAGCGACATCGGGTTGCCGGAGAGCGACGTCGGCCCCTGCAACGGCGGCCGCGCCAATTTGGCGATCACCTCCAGCTTGTCGCGCACCATCGCCTGCAGCGACTTGACGTCGCCGATGGTGTCCATGCCCGGCGACTGGGCGTAATTGTCGTCGCCGCAGCACAGCCACGGCGGGCAGACGATCGGGTTGCTGTCGAAGCCGCTTTCTTCGAGAAGGCCATCCCCGCTGTTGCCGTTGGCCTCCCAGTAGTTGGAGAGGAACGGCTTGTTGCGCCTGTCGATCTTGCCGCTGTCGCGATTGCGGCGCGGCTCGATGGCGTGCCAGATGTCGAAGGTCTGGTCGTAGCGGCCGGCGTCGTAGGCCGAGCGGATCGACGACGAGATCGTGTCGAGGCCGAACCGCCGGACGATCTTCTCCACCGACCACCTGAGCATGCGGTAGAGCGTCGTCGCCCGCCCCTCGCCGTCCCTGGCGATCCAGAAGCGGCCGTGCAGCAACTGGATCATGTGCAGCGGGTCGTCGCCGCCCTCGATCAGGATGCCGCAGGACTGGCCGAACAGGCCGATGTCGCCGTAGCCCTCGTGGAAGGCGGTGTAGATGTTCGAGCGCTGGAACATCCGCCGCTCGATGCTCTCCATCTCGTCCACCCACAGCTTCACCGGCCCCCATTCGCGCAGTTCCGGATCGGCGGTGGCGAAGCGGAACCACGGCCGGGCCGGCGAGGTCAGGCCGGAGTGCATGCCGGAGGCCAGCGTCCGCCAGGCGAAGGTGCCGGAGGGGTCGAGGATGCGCTTCCTCGAAATCGCCCGCTCGTCGGCCGCCTCGAGCCGCAGCCGGTGCGGCGCGATGAAATCGGCAAGGCCGGTCCAGGTGGATTCCCACGGCTGGCGGACCCGCTTCAGCTCCTCGGCCCGGCGGCGGTGATACTGGACCTGCGTTTCGTTATTGCGTTTTTCCGGCATGGCGGAACGCTTCCCCTGAGAATATTCAATGGCCGTTTGGGGGCCGTTTGAGAAATTCGCTCCGGTGAGTCAGCTGGCGTGGCTTTCGAGAACCGGAGCGGAGCGGACGTTCAGGTCCGTGAGCACCGGAAGCGCAGAAAGTCGCGTCGGATGGCCACCGGAGTAGAATTTACACCCCCAGCAAAACGGATTTCTGGGTCGAGGCATCCTGCAGGACGCCGTTGGCGCCGGTCAGGATGGTGGAGGCGCCGGCCCTGAGCTTGTCGGTCGCCCGCCGGGCCGCCGAGGTCTGGATGGCGCCGTTATCCGGCTCCTGCGATTGCGCCGAAGTCTTGTATTGCTCCACCTTGGGAGTGGACGAGGAAAGGCACATGGTCATAATCCCGCATGTGGATCGTACCGTTCCTCGATAAGCCGCTTCAGGTTTCCGGCCTGTCCCGGCCCGCGTTTCACCACCGGCTCGGCGAAGGTCAGGGCCAGCGCGTCGGCCCGGTTGGGCGAGGGAATGCCGCGCGCCTTCATGTCGGCCTTGCTTTCGAGCTGGATCTTGCCGTCGAGCCGCGGCACCGTCTCCGGGCCGATCAGGTCGGCCGATAGCGTCCGGTCGTCGGGATCGAGGGCGCCGCCGTCCTTCAGCCAGCGCTTGACGGTGCCCCACATCTCCGCCCGCTTGTTGAGATAGCCGGGGTCGACCGGCTTGCCGGCGAACCAGACCAGCCGCCAGTTGCGGCCCATGGTGCGGCCGGCGCTGACGATGCCGGTGCCGTAGCCGGCGTCGACGAACACCGCGTCCGCCCCCTCGTCGTCCTCCAGGCGGGCGATCAGGTTGGCCACCTCGACGTCGTTGTCGTTGCGCGGCAGGCTCAGGAGGCTTCTGACCATCAGCCCCTGGCGCAGCACGATCTCCACCGCATCGGCGCCGGTCCAGGCCGGGTCGACGCCGATGATTTTCGGCGCGAAGCCGTACTGCTCGGGCCGGAGATGGCGCGCCCGCGCCGCCTCGACGTCGGCCTCGGCGATGAACTGCATCGGCGACTGGCTGGGGAACTCGCCGCGCACCCGGTAGCGGGCCACGTCGCTGTCCTCGCCGCCGGCATCGTCGACGATCGATTGCAGGTAGGCCCGGTTGGTGCCCTCCACCGTGCGGCTGTCGATGTGCCGCGTCTGCCAGCGGTGGCGGAACTTGCGGAAGCACTCGCGGAAGCGGCCGCCGTTGCGCGTCGGGTTGCCGAAGGCCACCCAGATGATCACCGTCTCCTCGTCGGTCAGCGCGCCCTCGGCCACCTCCCACACCTTGTCGGCGATCGCCGAGGCCTCGTCGAACAGCAGGAGGATGATGCGGCCCTGGTTGTGCAACCCGGCGAAGGCCTCGGTGTTGTGCTCCGACCAGGTGACGAAATCGAGCCGCCAGCTATCGCCGCGCCTGGGGTCGCGGCAGCGGATCGACTGCGCCTGCATGTCGAACCAGTGCGCCGTCACGGCGCGGCGAAACCACAGCCCGACCTCCGGCGCCGTCTTGGTCTGCATCTGCGGCCGCGTGTTGGCGGTGATGACGATGCGGCAATCCGCCCAGCAGGACATCGCCCAGTTGGAGAGCATGCCCATCTCCGCCGACTTGCCGATGCCATGGCCGGAGGCGACGGCGATCCTGAGCGGCGTGAAGCGCCTGGCCGGATCGGCGAGATGGTCGCGGATCTGCCGGTTGATGTCCCGCTGCCACCGGCGCGGGCCAGGGTGAGCGGCAAGATCGCCCTCGCCCCAGTCCCAGGCCGCCAGCGACCAGCGATCCGGATCGAACCGGCACGCGGCGGCCAGCCGGATGATCTCCTCGTTGGGATCGGGCCGGGCGGTCATGCGAAGGCCCTCAGACGCCATATGACTTTGTTTCGTATAGATAAATTGTCATCCTGCGCGCAGACGCAGGACCTCACCATCAAGCTGTCATCCTGCGCGAAGGCGCAGGACCTCACTATCAAGCTGTCATCCTGCGCGAAGGCGCAGGACCTCAGGCCGGAAGGGACACCCGGCCGATATCGCGCTCCCTCACCATCCCCCACGGCAAAGAGCCGCCCTATATCTCCCCCTCGCTCCACCGTCCCGAGGTCCCCGCCTGCGCGGGGATGACAGCCTGATGGAATGGGGCGGCCACCTAACCGCTTGTCATCCCTATATATAAACCTGTCATCCTCCGCGAAGGCGGGGGACCTCGGGCAGAAAGGGGCGATCGGCCGATATAGGTCTCCCATAAATCCCATCCCCCTCATTCCCCATCCTCCGCCAGCCGCTTCGCCGCCCGGGCCAACCGCTCGCCCAAACCCTCCAGCCCCTTCACCCGCACGGTCTCCTCGAACGCCTTCACCCCGATGTGCTTGCCGATCAGCTCCAGCCGCTTCAGCCGATCACTCAGCCGCACCTTCTTGACGAACCCCACCTGCTCGCGCGCATTGCCGCGCCCCTCGAACCGTTCCTCGATCTCCACGCCCTGCACGAGGCCGCGCCGCCAGACCTCCGGCCACTCGGCGATCGGCTTCAACTGGCCCTCGCCGTCGTAGAGATCGGCGATGTCGGCGCTCGCCTCGTCGACGAGCCGCCGCAGCAGCCAGCCGGCATCCACCGCCTCACGCTCGTCACCCTCGTTCACCCTGCGCGGCACGGATCACCCCTCCCCCGTCTCGCCGGCCACCCTAACCGCCTCCGGTTTGCCGCCATGCTCGCCCAGCACCAGCCGGAAGCCGCGCTGATAGCCGGCCGCCTCGATCCGCACACCCGATCCCTCGATGCGCTTCCTGAGCAGACAGAGCTGCGTCTTGAAATACTTGCGCGCCGTCTCGTATTCCGGTCCGCCGTCGAAATCGTCGGCATACATCTCGCCGATGATCGCCTCGCCGGTCACCGGCTTGCCCTTGCCCTGCCAGACGCGGGCGAGGATCGCCTCCTGCTGCGGTGGCAGCTCGTAGGCGCGGGCGATCAGGTTGGGCGACAGAACGGGAGCCGGCGCGCCGCAGCACGGACAGGCGACGCCCGTCTCCGCCGCCGGCATCGCCACCGCCTCTGCCGGCTGGAATCCGGAAAGCCGCGCCCCCAGGCGGATGTTCTCGATGCGGTCGTCCAGCGTGTCGCCGTTCCTGGGCAGCAGCACCCGGTCGGTGCCGCCGAAGTGCCAGTTCCACACGAGATAGCGGCGCATGTAGCGGGTGACGCTGGCCCGGCTGCCGCCCTGGATGGTCCAGATCGGCCCGGCATCGAGCCGCTTGCGATAGAGCTCGCCGCCCGCCTCCGGCCGCCGCCGCCCCACGAGGTCGCGCCAGTAGAGCCGGCCGTCGGGCCGATAGTCGAACAGCGCCCGCGCCGTCTCCCGGCTCATCTGCGCCGCCGAAAACCAGGTGTTGGGCATGCCCTCGGCCGCATCATCGGCAGGCGCGGCCGCCTTGCCAACGGCTTTCCCGGCCGCCTTGCGAGACGCCTCGGCGGCGCCCGGGCCGGACACCCGCCCGCCGCCACTTCTCTCGAACCGATCGCCGCCACGCCCCGCCGTCATCCCGGCCACCCGGCCGCCGCCGGACGCAAACCCGCCGTCCCGCTCGAACTCGTCCGCGCGCCCGTTCCGGCGCAATTCCGCTGTCATCTGATCTGCCAT